GCAGCAAAAAAGTCCAAGACACCGGCAGTGAGATACCTTCGGTATAATCTGACGAACAGTGAGAATCCCGGAACCGAGACTTCGCACTATATCGACCTTGCAAGAGACTTGTCGGCCATCAACCGACGTCTCTATCGACAAGGGCGGGACTACCACGTGAAACGTGTGAGTATTGTTTCATCGAATACGATTGCAGCTACCGGCTGGATCGATTACGATAGCTTGCCTGGAAGCGACAATATCACCCAGAATGCGGGTAGGATCACGGTGTCCACAATTCCGGATAGCTGGATGGCTCGGAATGCATGGCGACGTGGTTTTGAGATGTGGAACAAGATGAATAAGCGTGTCTTTGACATGCCAGATAGTGCCACAATCAAACCGAAGTATCACGATTTCAAGATTCGTGCAATCGGTGCATACGCTCCAACACCAGCCTATGTGGTTCCCGTCGATAACGGTGGAGCAGCATTGGCGCTTGGAGAATGGAGTTATTCTGAAATGGTTACTCCAGATGGAACGACCGGCGCTGACGAGTTCTTATTGCACATGCTTGGGCAACATATTGGCGGCGCTGGCGTACGTGCAAGCGTTGGCTTGCTCAAGAGCTACGCCGACACTCGTGCTACGATGGACATTAATGATCCGGCGACCTTCCATGTCGACGTTAATGATCCAATCCTCAATCTCTTCGATGACGGTACCGTTGTCGATGAGGTAGCCGACAACTTGCTAACGGCGAATGAGGATACACCGTACAATGTTTCTGCCTATCCCGGTGAGGATGGAAACATGTCACGACCCCTCGTGGTCCAGCAGACGACCCTCGGTGCTGATGGACGTGCGACAGTTGGCAGTTTCAGTGCGTTGTGCGGCCTTCTTGAGGTCGAGATCACGTCACCATTGCCTAACGATGTCTATTCGGTCCTCGTGGAGCTTGCGCCTGGCAACTACCGAGGCATTGCTGCGGATGTGATTTGATGGAAGACCAAGTATACCAGCCAAAGAACGTAGACGCTGCTATGAAAACGGTCAGCTCTGCGAAGCTGATCGGCCATATCGTGGAACGACGTATCGAGTACCTATTGGGTACGTTGATCGCCTACCAGCTTGGCCTCCTGGACACTCTGGTATCGAACGCAAGTCAATGCTTAGTTTGATGTAAGGTCCATTGATGTATACACGAATGTATATATAGGGGTGGCCGCTATGGATATACATGGCGGAGAACACCCACCCACTTTGGATTGAAAAGCTAGGCGAACTCGAACTCAGTGATCTCCACTGGTCGACGTTCAACGAAGTCCTGTCAGAGGACTGGAAGAATGAAGCCCGCAATGAGCTGCTCGAGCAACTCTTGCACGAGATGCGGATCAGGATGGATGCAGAATGAAGCTTTATGCGAAGATCAAGGTCAACGGTAAGTGGACGATGGTCCCAGCGGGATCCGTCGATGCACGAGTTGAGGCCCTCGAACGTTGCACTTGCAACGTGTGCCACGCTGTCAGACACGGCCTTTCTTACGAGGAGGAATGAGAGGCCATGCCTATCTCCTCGAGCGCCGGAGACGACGATGCGCAATGCGTAGGAATGTATCATTCCACGCATGTGCGCAAGTCGGCAGGACCAAGTGGGCGCCCGCTGCGCAGCGTGGGCGTTACTTGCGTCCGGCAGGCGCAATGCGCTCTATTCTATCCTTGGTTAATAGAGCGCATAAGTCAAACATTTTTTCAAGAATGGATTGGTGCACATCGTGTGCCGACCAAGATTGACCACGCCGAATGGTTGTGCACGATGTGTGGGGAATACACAGCCACGTGGGAAACCAGATCGGGCAGCTACTGCAAGTACTGCTGGAGTTTGGGACAAACGTCACCGCTTGGACCGGTGCCGAAGTATATGCTGGAGATGATACCCCATGACGAGATGTAAGGATCACGAGTTCGAGTTCATCGAAAAGTCATGTGGGTGCGAATTCGAAGTGTGCTATGCGTGCCCGCATCAAGTGCTCATTGCACGTTGCGATTGGCACAGGTCAGAGGACAGTGAGGAGTGATCAGGATGGCCAAGACACTTGGAGCATTCATGTCTCTGCATGAAACTGGTCACGTGAGGCTCAGGCATAATTGGACATCGATGAGCGGTAGTGAAATCGCGAGAACGCGATCCAAGCGGACTCCATATGTGCATTTGACGGAGTCAGGCTTACCCTGGTATGAGACTACACCTTGTCGTTCCAGGGGTTGCTGGGCTTGTCAGCATAAGGCTCGCCGCGTTCTGCGGGATCGCGTCAGGAGGTTTATCGATGACGTGGTGATGAAAGCGAAACGTCGTTGGCGGTTCGTGACATTGACCTTACCAGGTAATTGGTACGAAGTACGATCTGCCTCGGTGCAAACGCAGTTGGCTACCGTGAGACGTGCATTTGCAAGCTGGAGGCTAAAGATGCAAAGGCGTGGTGCTCGTATACATGGGTTTTACACAATTGAGTTCGAAGGCGGTGGTGAGAACCAATGGCATACCCATGTCCACATGTTGATGCGATGGGAAACGCGTCAACACTACAACGAGCTGAAGAAGCTCTGGACTGAATCGGTGGATAGGCCGATGAGGAAACAGTTGGCTTCGTGGACGGACAATTCGTTCACGAATGATCAACGTGTAGTCCAAGTAGACAATATCACCTCCCGGGGGATTGCGGAATACTGCACGAAAGTGACGAATTATGTCACGAAAGGGCCGAAGTCCGAACACGTCGTGTCGGAAATCGGGAAATGCCTATTTAGGAGGCGCACAACCGGCTGGTTAGGCGACTACTATGGCAGCAAAAAAGTCCAAGACACCGGCAGTGAGATACCTTCGGTATAATCTGACGAACAGTGAGAATCCCGGAACCGAGACTTCGCACTATATCGACCTTGCAAGAGACTTGTCGGCCATCAAC